CAACGTCGTAGAGAACACAGCCGCAAAGCGGCCCATTAACTCAGCCTTAGGACCGAGTGGGCGGCTTCTGCCTGGGCCAAAGGATTCGCTACCCGGCGGCCCAAAACGAGCACATACAAGTTGACATCTCCTGAATATCTGTTATAATAGTGTTTTAGGAGATTTCTCTATGTCAGCAAAAACATTCAACGGTGAACAAAAGATCAAACTCACCCAAATCATCAATGAGGGCATGCAGGTCATGCATGAAATTGACACACTGCAAGGTGGTCTCAATGACACTATCAAAGCCGTGGCAGAAGAACTGGAAGTCAAGCCGGCTATTTTGAAAAAGGCCATCAAACTGGCACACAAGGCCGAATTTGGCCGAGAGAAACAAGATCACGAAACACTAGAAACTATTTTGGAAACTGTGGGCAAAACACTCTAAATGTATTCGGTATTTCAACACTGGGATCCACTCAAGGTATGCGTGATTGGTCGGACCTACCCGCCGGATTTTTACAACTGGATCCAAGACGCAAATACACGCCGTCGCTTTGAGCAACTGGCAGAAGAAACCGAACAAGATTATCAAGGCCTAGTCAGTTTATTACAAGGCCGGTTCGGAATCCGTGTACTGCGGCCTCAACTGCCCGAGGATCCCAGTGGTTTGAAAATACAAGATCGTTGGATTGCTCCTCCGGTGGCGCCCAGAGACTTTTTTATAATGATCCACGATCAATTGTGGGTTCCCGGCGTACCAAACAGATCACATGCAGAACGTGCATTTGCCAAACAAACAAAACTTGATCGAGCAGAGTTTGACGTTCAAGATCTACTGGAGCATCAAACAAAATTGCTGTGCTATCAAAATATTTTCAGCCATGTTCAAGCACAAGGCAATTGTGTTCGTTACACTGACCTTGATGTGGTGTCTGGTTGTTTTGTAAGTCGCATTGGTCAAGATTTATTTTTTGCCACACAGAGTTATGATCAAGACCAAAGTCAACTGCTGAATCAAGTCAACCAAAACTTTCCCCACACACACAATCACATTGTCAACGCAGGTGGCCATGGCGATGCTACCTATTGTCCGGTCACACCTGGTTTGATTATCAGTCTCAGAGACATTCCCACATACGCAGATACATTCCCAGACTGGGAAGTGGTATACTTGCCACCCAGCAACTATGCCGACACAGTGGAATTTAGATCCAGTATGAAAATGAATCGCGGACGTTGGAACATACCGGGCTTTGAATCTGATCCTAATCTTGCGCACATGGTAGATTACTATTTTGATTCGTGGGTTGGCAATGCCAGCGAAACTGTGTTTGATGTCAACATTTTGGTAATTGATCAAAATAATATTGTGGTGAGTTCTCACAATGATCAAGTTGAGGCTGCCTGTGCTAGACATGGCATCGAAGTACATGTGAGTGCATTTAGGCACAGATATTTTTGGGACGCTGGAGTACACTGCATTACCAATGACTTGAACCGTGAAGGCAAAATTAACAATTACTTTGTTGGCACAGATAAGTAACATCGAGTCGCTCACGACACGAGCATGTAGCATGGCCTACCAGCCACAAATGGAGAAAAATTGAGTTATATTGACGCACTATTTGATCGTGAACACGATCGCATTCACACAGTAGAACGCCGCAATGGCGAACGAGTCTATAGGGAATATCCAGCAAACTACGTTTTCTACTATGATGATCCCCGAGGTAAATTTCAAAGCATCTATGGCACACCTGTCGCAAGATTCAGCACAAGAAACAACAAAGAGTTCCGCAAGGAAGTCCGCGTTCATGGCCATAAGCCACTTTATGAAAGCGACATCAATCCAATCTTTAGATGCCTTGAAGAAAACTACAAAGATCAAGATGCGCCTGAACTTCACACAGCGTTTTTTGACATTGAGGTGGCGTTTGATAAAGATCGCGGCTTCTCACCGGTATCAGACCCTTTTAATCCCATTACTGCGATTTCAGTCTACTTAGACTGGCTGGATCAATTAGTAACACTGGCAGTACCACCCCGGCATCTCAGTTGGGAGACTGCACACGAACTGGTCCGGGATTTTGAAAATACCATCTTGTTTGCCGACGAAGCAGACATGATCAAAACATTTCTTGACCTGATTGACGATGCAGATGTGTTATCAGGTTGGAACTCAGAAGGCTATGACATTCCCTATACTGTAAACCGATGTGTGCGAGTGCTATCAAAAGATGACACACGTAAATTCTGTTTGTGGGGACAATTGCCCAAGAAACGGGTGTTCGAACGCTTTGGTGCCGAAAACGAAACCTATGACTTGATTGGTCGTGTGCATATGGACTATATGCAACTGTATCGCAAGTACACCTATGAAGAACGTCACAGTTATAGTTTGGATGCCATTTGTGAATACGAACTGGGCGAGCGCAAGACACAGTTTGAAGGCACACTGGATACTTTGTACAATCAACACTTTCGTACATTCATTGAATACAACAGGCAAGATACTGCCTTGATTGGCAAACTGGACAAAAAACTACGTTTCTTGGATCTGGCCAACGAACTGGCACACGCCAACACAGTACTGCTTCAAACCACTATGGGTGCTGTGGCAGTGACTGAGCAGGCCATCATCAACGAAGCACATGAACGTGGCATGGTTGTGCCCAATCGCAAGCAACGTCTAACAGATGAAGACACACAGGCCGCAGGTGCTTATGTGGCCTATCCCAAAAAAGGTGTGCATGAGTGGATTGGATCAGTTGACATCAACAGTTTGTATCCGTCGGCAATTCGTGCCATGAACATGGGTCCAGAGACTGTGGTAGGACAACTGCGCCAGACCATGACTGAGCGACTGATCCGAGCCAACATGGCCAAGGGTCAGAGTTTTGCGGCTGCCTGGGAAGGTATCTTTGCCAGTTTAGAATACACAGCCGTGATGAATCAAGAGCGTGGTACAGAGATTACCATAGACTGGGAGAACGGCAAAGAGAGCATACACTCAGCCGCGGAGATCTGGAACATAATCTTTGACTCAAACCAACCTTGGATACTCACTGCTAATGGTACTATTCTCTCATTTGAGAAGAAGGGCATTATACCTGGCTTGCTGGAACGTTGGTATCGTGAACGTCAAGAACTTCAGGCTCGAAAGAAGGAAGCACGAGATGCTAAAGAAATTGCTTTTTGGGACAAACGACAACTGGTTAAAAAGATTAACCTCAACAGTCTCTACGGCGCTATTCTTAACCCGGGCTGTAGGTTCTTTGACAAACGTATTGGACAGTCAACAACACTTACTGGTCGTTCAATTGCCCGGCACATGGACGCTTATCTTAATGAGTGTATCACAGGCGAATACGACCATGTGGGAACGGCAGTTATATATGGTGACACAGACTCGTGTTACTTCAGTGCATGGCCGGCGCTCAAGAAAGAAATCGAAGAAGGGCGCATGGCATGGTCAAAAGAGGCTTGTATTCAACTGTATGACAGCCTTGCTGAACAAGTCAACTCGAGTTTCCCTGGTTTCATGGAACAGGCTTTTCATTGTCCCAGAGACATGGGTTCATTGATCAAGTGCGGTCGTGAAACAGTAGCAGACCGTGGCTTGTTCATTACCAAGAAGCGTTATGCTGTCAATGCCATTGATATTGAAGGCAAGCGACTGGATGTGAATGGCTCAATTGGCAAAACCAAGGCCACTGGCCTGGATCTAAAGCGATCAGACACCCCCCGAGTAATTCAAGACTTCCTTTTGGAAATTCTAAATAAACTGCTGGCTGGTGCGGGTCGAGATGAGATTGTGGAACGCATTAGAGAATTCAAATACGAGTTCAAAGAGCGTCCGGGCTGGGAAAAAGGTTCGCCCAAGCGTGTGAATAACTTGACCAAGTACCAGGCAGAAGAAACACGCCTGGGCAAAGCCAACATGCCAGGACATGTGCGGGCCGCTATCAACTGGAACAACATGCGCCGAATGAACGGTGACAACTACTCAATGCAGATTGTAGACGGTATGAAAACTATTGTTTGCAAACTCAAATCAAATGCCTTGGGTTGGACCAGCATCGGTTATCCCACCGATGAACAACGACTACCTGCTTGGTTTACTGCATTGCCATTTGATGATTCGGAGATGGAAGCCACAGTTGTAGACGGCAAGGTTGATAACCTGTTGGGTGTGTTGGAATGGGACTTGGCGTCAGCAACCAACACAGAAAATACATTTACCAGTTTGTTTGACTTCGAATGAAACTAAGCGAAATTGTTGCATACTTGAATTTGTTAGATTCACTTGACGTTGCTCGTGAATGCGATATTGCCACGAACAAGTTAAATCACATAACTCATGTTGTGACCGAGCATGCTGATCAAGATCAAAGTGCCAGCAACAGTATTGCAAGAGTATTCAATGAAATAACCAGTGGCATTGCAAAGTACACTGGAGAAATAGAAAAACTAAAACAAAATCTTAAATCTGAGATCATTCAGCGTGAACAAGAATATCTTGACAATAGTTTATATTTGTATAGAGAGGAATTTGTACATAATTCTCCAGATGTTATTCTAAATAGACGCATGAGAATTGACGACGATGATGATTTGATGTTGCGCACTCGACTGAAAAATTTAACCGATTGGCGCTTGCCGGGTATGATTTTGAGGCCGGGATTGGAAACCTACATTGAAGACATGGTACCGTTGGATCCGTTGTATGTGGTAGACCATGATCAGGAACTGATGCGACCTGCAGTCAGCAAGTTCACACCAGAGTATCAACGTAGACTGCGTGAGTATGTGATCAACGACTGGGCAGATGGTCCTATATTGAATCAGTTGCCCAACAACCAATTTGGCACAATATTTGCCTATCATTACTTTAATCACAAACCCATGCCCATAATTTGCAAATTCCTGTCAGAATTTTATCAAAAACTTAGACCCGGTGGCAGTGTGCTTATGACCTACAACAACTGCAATCTGGCACACGGGGTGATCCGAGCCGAACACACCTGGATGCTGTATACTCCTCGCCGGCTGATCGAACAGCATGCCAACGAAACAGGATTTGAATTGGTCACGGCACACGATGGCAAGGGTGATGTAAGTTGGTTGGAGTTCCGCAAACCCGGGGACCTTGCAAGCCTGCGAGGCGGGCAGACTTTAGCCAAAGTACTTGTGAAAACTGAATGAAACCTGTATACTTAACACTTAGGAGAAACATATGAGAGATTACTTATTAGACTTGGTAGAACACACTTATGATCTGGGCTGTATTGACCTGGTCAAGATCGTTGGAGACACCAGCAAGACTGACATTGTTGGCCTGGCAGAAGACCTCAGCGTTGTGATTCGCGGCAACTTCCACAACCCTGTGGCAGACTTTGTGGGCACATTTGGTATGCCTAACCTGGGCAAACTAAAAACCCTGTTGAACTTGCAAGAGTACCGCGAAGATGCCAAACTTGGTATTACCAAGGGGTCAACAGGAGAACCGGATGGCATCAACTTTGAAAACAAAATTGGCGACTTCAAAAACAACTATCGATTCATGACATCGGGTGTGGTGAGTGAAAAACTAAAAACTGCCAAGGTTCGTCCTGTGACCTGGCACATTGAGTTTGAGCCGACCAATGCGGCTATCCAACGCATGAAGTGGCAGATGAGTGCCAATGCAGAAGAAGCCAACTTCCAGGCCAAAACAGACGGCGGCGATCTCAAGTTCTTTTTTGGTGATCATTCCACACACTCAGGCAACTTTGTGTTCCACCCTGGCATCAGCGGGCAACTCAAACGTGCATGGTCTTGGCCTGCCAAACAGTTTGTGAGTATCATGGATCTAACTGGCGACAAGAAAGTACGCATCAGCGATGACGGTGTGGCTGAAATCACTGTTGACAGTGGTATTGCAGTTTACAACTACCTATTGCCAGCACAAAGCAAATGATGACTGACTCTGTTGTGCAAGACAACTTGACTGCCAAGCAATCAGATTATGCAATCTTTTTGCCGGCCATCAGCGGCTTTTATGCCACATTCATAGGCAAGCAAAGGAATGAACCATATGTGGATCCAGCGAGATTTCCTCAGGGCCTTACGGACATGGAACAACTTAATTGGCTCAACAGTACCAAGGCTCTTTTCCCTTACAAGTGGAGTCTGTACTCAGGTGGTCATGCCAATCTTGATCTTGCCAAACAAGACTGGTCAGAAGACATGGTGCGGTCCCGAGAGCCTGGAACGTTTATACTGGGAGACTCTGGAGGGTTCCAGATTGCCAAGGGTCTTTGGGAAGGTGATTGGCGAGCCAACTCAGGTTGTGCCAAGGCTCAAAAGAAAAGAAGTCTTATCCTAAACTGGTTGGATAACGTGGCTGACTATGGCATGATCTTGGATATCCCCACCTGGGTGATCCATGACAAGAAAGCATCAGCGGCTTGCCAAATTACCACACTGCAAGAAGCCGTAGATGCCACCAAGTTCAACAACGAGTACTTTATGAAGCATCGTCGAGGTGTGGCAAATGGTGGTGCCCGGTTTTTGAACGTATTGCAAGGTGACAACCATACGTCAGCAGATCAATGGTATGAGACCATGAAGGAATACTGCGACCCTGCAAAGTACCCAGACACTCACTTCAATGGTTGGTCCATGGGTGGACAAAACATGTGTGATGTACACTTGGTACTCCGCAGACTGGTAGCACTACGCTATGACAATTTACTTCAAGAGGGCCGACATGATTGGATGCACTTCTTGGGAACCTCCAAACTGGAGTGGGCTGTTTTATTAACTGTAATCCAAAGGGCTGTAAGAAAATATGTCAATCCCGCTTTCACAATCTCGTTTGACTGCGCCTCACCGTTCCTTGCAACAGCAAACGGACAGGTCTACTATGAAAATGTGTTTGAACACGACTCAAAATGGTCGTATCGCATGGCTCCTTCAGCCGACGACAAAAAGTATTCCACAGACACACGTGACTGGGGAACAGGCGTAGTAGCAGACGGCATCTATCCTCGTTGGGAGGATAGTCCAATCAGCAATCTGCTCAAGATGAAAGACATCTGTATCTACCGGCCCGGCGACCTAAACAAGATTGGCAAAGAAGGCAAAACATCCTGGGACAGTTTCTCATATGCACTGCTCATGGGTCACAATGTTTGGATGCACTTGACAGCAGTACAAGAAGCCAATCGACGTTTTGATGCAGGAGAGCATCCGGCCATGATGCGTCGTAGTACAGGTGACTACGCCCGGTTCGAAGACATTGTGGAAGCAATCTTTGCCGCACCAGATCGCGACACCGCCGAAGCCATAATCGAAATGTATGACACCTATTGGATGGAGATTGTGGGCACACGAGGATTCAAAGGCAAAAAGACCAAAAATGCTAGAACACAATTCAATGCATTGTTTGAATTTGAAGAACCTGAGACTGTACAACCAAATGATGATAGTGTACAATTAGACACATCAGCATTAGATCAATTAGAGCATGAACAGACCTGAACACGATAATGCCAAATTTTTTGTTGGCACCGAAGTTGAACACACTCCTGCACACGGTAAAAAAACTCTGTTTGTGATTGGAGTTCAAGACTATCATGAGATAGTACGTATTGTCAAAGACTCATGGGCATTGCTGGATGAGAGTCAGCACATCACACATGTGTACTTTGGTGCCAACATGAGTTTTCCTCGCCTGAGTGTGAATGATGGTGCAGGTTGGGCTCCCTGGGAAGGCATGATCTACGCTGTGCTAGACCATGACATAGTGTGTACCTTGGACATTGACATTGCCTGTGTTGAAGGATTGTTGGAATCAGGCTTGACAGAGAAGCACAACTTTATTCCCATGATTTCGGTCAAGTTGCCTTATATCAATCAACTGGGCTACAATGCCACACTCAAACTGGACGATCGAGACTTTCGAGCGACAAATCCCGGTGTGTGGTGTCATAGCATACATGCATTGCAAAAGAGATCGGCATTTACTGACTGGTCCCAATACACCAAGGACGAGACACTGTAATGTCAACGTATCCCGCAATCATGGGCGCCGCAGTTCAGCCCAAACAACGTAGAATGAACAAGATCTATGGAACACCACAAGTTGCATCAACAAGAAAGTATCCAACCAAAGGACCCAATATGTTTAAAAGAATGATCAAAGGCCTGGTCACATGGAGCATGAGCGATCACCATGATCGCGAAGATATTCCCATGCAAGAGGAAACCAGTCGAATCAGTGCCACTGGCATTAGATTTGAAGTGTATCGCGCCAATGGTGGCACAGTGATTGAAACTCGCCGACAAGACCGCCGTTCAGGCGACAGCATTTATGAACTGCATGTGATCTCAGGTGATCAAGATGTTGGTGAGGAGATTGGAAAAATCATTACCATGGAAGCACTAAAAGCATGAATCAAAGAGAACAGGCACTAAACGAAACTGCCACAAGAATCATGAACCAGGCAGAACGCAAAATCTGGGTCACGTTCCGCAAAGAAGGCATACATTGCTATCCTGCGGCTGCCACTGATCCTGCTCTGGCCACAGGTGATGAGTATGACGTGAGTTTTTTGGGCACACCACATCGTCACATATTTCACTTTAGAGTGTGGATTGATGTGTTACACAACGATCGCGACATTGAGTTTATTCAATTCAAACGCTGGTTAGAAAATTTGTACAAAGACGGTATCTTGCAACTGGACTACAAGAGTTGCGAAATGATGGCTGATGACTTGTATGCTGAAATTGCCGCACGATATCCAGATCGTGCTGTATGGATTGAGGTTGCTGAAGACGGTGAGAATGGCGCCTTGATCAAATATGAAATCGCTCGCCCAAATCTTTCAATCAAAATTTAATGCATACTCTATACCTTGGACCCAGTTGGGCGGTCCAAAGTTTTGAATCAATACAAGGTCTCGACGATCCTGTCAAAACCAATCTTGCTCAAGAGTTAGAGTTGACTGACTATACTTCGCTGGCATTGTACGCCAAAAGCAATCTTGACCAACTGCAAGCGGCCCAAGAGTTTATGCAACACAATCCAGAATTAGCACCTTTTGGAATTGTGTTTGTCACTGCTAATTCACTAGATGACGGGCACAAAATTTCCAAGGTGTCACAAGTGGAGTTTGCTTGTGCATTTTTAACCAGTACAGATCCTATTGACATAGTAAAAACTCTAGAACAACAGTTTTATCGTCGACTAAACAGTCTTGATGTACCAGTAGCCTTGATAGGTGCTCACACCGATGTTGAGTGTGAATCTTTTGATAATATCACAGTGATACATCCAAGTTGGCAAAATTTTCTTGGGCAACGTTGCGGCCTAAATAGTTTCTATGGATGGCCGGCTGATGTTGCACACAGATGGCTGAAGGGCATGGTTATACCTGAATACGGTCCGCCTGAACATTTCGAATTATCGGGCAAGCCATCAAATGCAGTGGTCAACGAAATACACAAACTGTTCAATGTCACCTGGAAAATATTAGAAAAAAATAAATTGTTCACATGGTCGCACCCAAACATACAAGGAAATCGATTGTTTGCGCAAGAAATCAAACAATCGGTCAACAACTGGATTGACACGTATCAATAAATTTTGTATACTATCTTTAACTTTAACTAAGAGGAAATCAAATGGCCAAGCCATCATTCAAATCCAACCCACGTGTGGCTGAGATCTTTAACGATCTCGAAGTGTTCTTGGAGTTCTGTCAGGACTATGGATATCGTTACAACGAGTCGGACCTGTATAACTTCAAAAGTTATGCATGGCAACAGTTCAACAAGTGGCATGCGGGCAAGAATGCCAAGAACATGTGGAACGAAGACTCACGTCGCTTTGCAGGGTTCCGTGCATGAGGAAACTGTACTACATGGGGCTGGAAAGTTATGAAGCCCGATACACACTACAACTGACCGAGTGGAACCGGCGTGTGTTTGACCGCAGAGGTCTTGACGTTGTGTATGTGCCTGGCACCACTATCGACAACACACAGGCCATATCTGTAGGTCAAGTGCTGGATGCACATGGTCGCAGTTTCTTTGCCATGAGCCAGATGATGAACTTGGTTCAAATGATGAAGAACGGTGCGGTCACTGGCGAGGACGTGATCTACTTTGAAGACATGTTCCAACCGGGCATTGAATCACTGCCGTACATCATGGATCAGATTCCTACAGAACAACGCCCACAAGTATGGATACGCTGTTTGGCACAGGCCATCGATCCCGATGACTTTGTGCATGTGTGGGGCATGGCAGGATGGATGAGCACATATGAAAAGATGGTCAATCACTTTGTTACAGGAGTTCTTGCTACCAATGAAGAAATGGTTGCCCACATGCGGATTGCTGGTTGGACTGCTCCAATCTACAACATATCAGGCCTTGCGTTTGGGAAAGATGAAGTTCTTGAACGTATCGGTGGCAAAGCCAACATCAAACCGTTTGGTGATCGTCCGCGACGAGTTGGTTTTGCGGCACGTTTTGATCAAGAGAAACAACCTGGCTTCTTTATGGACCTTATTGAGATGTATGGTGAACTCACCACGGAGCCATGTGAGTTTGCCATATACTCAGGCGGACCTTTGCGAAGCAACAACCCAGAGTATGTTGCTCGTGCCCGCCGTATGGAGGCCGAAGGCCAACTGCAAATCTACGATAACATAAGCAAGAACGAATACTATGCTCACCTTAACAATACTCGTGTGCTGTTCAATTGTGCTCTACAAGATTGGGTGTCGAACACTGTCAGTGAAGCAGATACCCTCGGAGCCAACGTTCTATATCCTGCTTATCGCAGTTTCCCTGAAACTTTTGCAAATGACCCTAACCGGCTCTATGTGCCTTGGAGTATAGACGATGCCTATCACAAAATGTGTAATCTTTTGCAGACTCCTCATCACAACATGGGCCTTATTAGTGATTGGAACAATGGGACTGTTGATCGGATTGTTGATATTATTACCGGTCAGGGTGATCAGTGGAATCGTTCGGGAAATCGTTATCGCGATCATGTGCCGCATGAAAAATATCAAGTGGTTAAAATAGAAAAAAAATGGCACAACGTGTTTTGATAATTGGTGCCACTGGTGGAATAGGCAGTAACTTGTTTCACCAGATGGCCGATAGTGAAGACTATGAAGTTGCAGGATGGTCTAGCAAAGATCTTGACCTTGACTATCCAGAGCGTGTGTTTGAGTGTGACTTTCGAGACATTGATATACTAATAAACTGTGCTGGACACAACCAAGGCAGTTATCAAGGATTCATGAAAAATGCCTGGGAACACCAGTATAGTCAGATCAGGGTCAACTATATCTCAAACTTGTTCTTGCTCAAACAGTTTGCACATCAACGCAAGCACGGTAAATATGTTTGGCTCAGCAGTACCAGCATGGACCATCCCAGAGTTTTCCATAACACCTACACTGGTAGCAAAGTGGCCAGCAAGTTCAGCATAGATCTAATCGCTCAAGAAATCACACACATTAAAATACTAGAAGCCAAGATTGGTCTAACTAGGAGCAAAATACGCTATAGAAATTTCAATGGTACCAAGACCATGCAACAAGTACAGGACACCTATGGCGATGACCATGTGTTGGAATGTGATTATGTTGCTGAACAAATTCTATCAGCCATAACAAACGATTTAACTCATACGGAAATAAAATGATTGTTGTAACAGGAGCCGCGGGCTACATCGGTGGACAAATTGCATTGCGCCTAGCAGATGCAGGGCAACAGGTACTGGGCATTGATCGTCGACCGTGCCACTCAGGGTTGACCGGTGCATTTACTGATTTTGTACAATGTGACTTTGACAGCGATCAAAGTTATAGAAAACTGTTAGATGTGCGCCCAGAAGCCATTGTACATTGTGCAGGCACCAGCCTGGTTGGCCCAAGTATCACGCATCCTGGGGACTACTACACCAACAACGTGGTCAAGACTTTGCATTTGTTGGACTTTTTATGTAATGCCATGCCCCGGACTAAATTTATCTTCAGTTCCTCGGCGTCCACCTATGGCGAGCCTATCATGAATCCCTGTCACGAAGTAGACCCTTGTGAGCCAGTGAGCCCATACGGAGACAGCAAACTCATGATCGACATGATCTTGAAGTCTTATCATCGAGCCTATGGACTTGACTATGTGAGTTTCCGATACTTCAATGCATGTGGCGCAGATCCTCAAGGTCGTCATGGCCAAGAGCCAGGTGCCACACATGTGATTGCTCGATTGTTAGAAGCCACCAGAGACGAAGGGACATTTAAAATATATGGAGTTGATTATCCTACTGATGATGGTACTTGTGTTCGTGATTACGTGCATGTGGATGATATCGCCCGAGCCCACGCTTTGTCTTTGTATCATAAAATCCCTGCAGGCGTCTACAATCTCGGATCAAACTCAGGAACCTCAGTCAAGCAAATAGTAGAACGTGCCCAGGCTGTTACTGGTAAAATGCCCACGATACAGTTTGGTGCGGCACGAGCAGGTGATCCGCCCATACTCACTGCCAGTGCAGACAAGTTTAATCTGGTGGCAGGTGCATGGAGACACCATGATCTGGATGCCATGATTCAACATGCCTGGAACTGGTATGTTCGATAAGATCCTAAAGTTCGAACAGGAACTGGCCGAGTTTTGTGGAGCACCATATGCCATTATGACCGATTGCTGTACACACGCCATTGAGTTGTGTTTGCGATACGATCAGGTCCGGTCATTGAAGATGACTCCTTATACCTATTTGAGTATGCCCATGCTCATGCACAAGTTGAACATCAAGTATGAGTATTTGGATCATGCATGGCAACGTTGGGTAGGTGAGTATCCGTTTGTGGATACACGCATTTGGGATAGTGCTAGACGACTGCAAAAGAACATGTATCGACCTGGAACCATGCAATGTTTGAGTTTTGGGCATACAAAGCCTTTACATATAGGCCGTGGTGGTGCTATAATACTTGATGACAAGACAGCATATGATGCAATAATTCTCATGAGGTATGATGGTCGCGATCTAAATATCACACCCTGGCAGGAGCAAAAAGAATTCCAAGTTGGCTATCATTATAAACCCACACCAGAAGAGGCCATACAAGGACTAGCACTGTTACAAGGACTCAAAGAACAGTGTCCTGAACCATACTATGTTGCCTATCCAGATTTAAGAACTATCACTATCAAGGATTAAAATGACAGAACCAGTATCACTAGACAACATCGACAACAAAGGCTACGAGTCTGCATACTTGGCAGATGCTATCCGCTTCCAGATGAAACGAGACAACAAACGTTTCTGGGCAGGTGACAATGTCAGTGACTATGTTAACGAAGAACAAAAAGAACAACTGATCAATGAAGCCACAGAAGCATTTGAACGGGTGCTTGATACACTACTAATTGATAGAGAAAATGATCCCAACTCCAAAGGCACAGCACGACGCTTGGCCAAGATGTACTTCAATGAAATTATGGCTGGCCGATACGAGGCGAGCCCTAATGCTACGGCGTTTCCCAACGACACAGACGCCGCTTATGACGGAATGTTGGTTGTGCGAAGTGAACTTAAGAGTATGTGTAGCCATCATCACCAACCTGTTACGGGTGTGGCTTATATTGGAATCATTGCTGGTCCCACGCTCATTGGTCTTTCGAAGTACACTCGCATCGCCCAATGGTGTGCCCGACGTGGCACTCTCCAAGAAGAACTGTGTATGGATATTGCTCGTGAAATCGAATTTGCAACCGGAAGCAAAGACGTTGCTGTTTATATCCAGGCTACCCATGGATGTTGTGAGAATCGTGGTATTATGGCTCATAGTAGTCTTACCCAAACAACCGTACTGCGTGGAGCCTTCAAATCTGATCAAAGCGTGAAGAAGGAATTTTTTGACAACATCAAACTGCAACAAGATTTTGCACCGAGGTAACTTATGTTAATAATGTTTGCATGTGTGGTTGTGGGATTTGTACTGGGCCTGACCTATCGTCAAGAACGACTGATTTATCAGTACTACAAAACGCGAGACGAAATAGAACAAGAACTTTTCAAAGAGTTGGCCTACTACAAAAATCTCAGCGAAAGTTTGAAACAAGATTTACATTGGGAAAAAACTAAAAAATGATATCTTATGCAACATTAAAAGCCGCACAGGATGGCAAAGTAGCACCTTGGACCAACACAGTGCCCGAACTCAGCAATCCTCACATAGCCGTGTTCCGCGATGCATATCCTGTGGCACAAGGTCACCTGTTGTTTGTTCCGCGTGCCAACACAGATGAATCCATTGTGGTGGCCATGGGCATGGCCCTGCTGACCGGTCGTCAAATGGTGCAAAACAATCAGTGCGATGCGTTTAATGTTGGACTAAATATGGGCACAGCCGCAGGACAAACTGTGATGTATCCACATGTGCATTTAATACCGAGAACACACGGAGATACTCCTGATCCTGTGGGCGGTGTGCGTGGTGTGATACCCGGACAAGCCAATTACAAAACTGACACTTACCAACAACCCGACTGATGTTTTTAGCCCTGACACAAGATATTGCTCTTGATCATGTGGTTCCCTTGGCACAATACAATTACAGAGTATCAATTGTGAACACAGGAACCTTTACTCTGCTGAGCAACATCTGCCCGCATCAAAACAGCCGCATAGCCAAGTGTGCCACCGCACATCTACAATGCCCTTATCATGGCATGACGTTTGATCGTGACGGTTCAGGACTAAACAACAGTCATATTTTGGAAACATGGCCTGTGTACCAAAATCAAACTATTTTGTTTGATCAACATGTTGGTTGTGCATTTCCCATTGACACACAACACATGACATTGGCGGAGCATAGGCAAGACACAGTCAATGCCACGCCAGGCGTGATCATGGATGTATTTTTGGATATAGAACATATTCCTGTGGCACATGCCGGGGTATACGACCAAATTGGCATCAACACTGTAGATGAAATTACCTGGTTCACATTTGAAAATGGCAGCATACAACTTGTTCCAGCACAGGAAAAAATCAGCATGATACCAGATGATGAAAAGTACAACATTGGTGCCTGTTGGATGGCTGTGTATCCAGGTACCATGATTGAATGGCAACCAGGTGCGTTGTTTGTTACTGTGGCACACAATACTACCGAGACAGCAAGTCAAGTACAGGTCTACAAGTATCAAGACACAAGATACCCCAACAGTGCATGGGATCTCAACAATCATGTGTGGGAAACTGCCTGGTCTCAGGATCGTGCGCTGGCCGAATTTATTGAATCACCGGCTGTGGACAACCTAGACGAGTTGAAACAGCATCATCGAGTTTGGATGCAAGATGCTGTGTAAAAATTCGTGGATTGATCTCAGTTGGGACGGTAAGTCAAACAGAGTTGACAAAGAAAATCTGCAGGTGGTATTCAATCGACGTGCAAAAACATTACTGTCATTTGATCAGGCCTGTGATCAAACTGCGCATGAAATCTATGACAGTCATAAAAATTTATATCTTGCCTTCAGCGGCGGCAGTGACAGTGAACATGTGGCCACTTGTTTGTTACGCAACAAAATACCATTTACTCCGTTGATCGTCAATTATAATAAGGTCAAAAGCAATGATCAACGATACGAGCAATGGTATGCATACCACTGGTGCAAGACTCATCAAATTCAACCTAGGGTGATTGATTTTGGTGACCACATATCCTCAGAAAATGAAAAACAGGCCTACATGGCAATCAGGCCAAGACTGTTTCATGGCGGTGCTTTTGCAAGTTGTATGCGTGACATCATGAAAGAACTTGGGGGCCAACTTATCACTGGATCACAATTGGAATACTATCCTGATCTTGAACAAATGACCTATTTGCAAAATCAATTGGGTGGCTACCACGGGTTTGTGATGGAGGAAAGTGATCTCTATTTAGAAACTGTGCAACCCAATCAACATCCTTGGGCATTCTACTACTGGAGTCCAGAAATCATGGCCAGTTTTGTAAACAGTTGGAATCCAGATAAGACCATGCAGGAAAACAAATCAGCCATCTATCAAACCAGTCCGAGGCCAAAATTTTTCCAAGCACCAGATCTTGTTACCTCTTTGCAAAATCAAGTGCGTGAGATCTTGACCAAGAGCAAATGGGGCACAAGAGATTGTGCATTGTTGGGCACTAAAGATCAATTACTGAGTCAGTTGCTTGAGTAACTATCAAAATGATTGAAGTCAAACATTCATCGTGTTTACATTGTGCAGTGGCCGCACCCGCTGGTGGATTTGGAAATCATGTGAGATGGCTGGCGTTGTTGGATCCTTGTTTTCAATTTGAACTCACTCCCTTGGCTGAACCTAGATTTAAAAAAATACCGGATCCGTCTAGACGCATAAATTTTCTTGACAATCACAGCAAACTAGAAAGTTTTCGCACACAAATTTATCCTGCTACACGATCCTGGACCAATTGGTTATGGATGGAATGGCTCTACCGGGAAGATCTTGACAGTGTGCTGGCATTTGATCATGCTTGGGGTCAAATCGATGGTATAGATAAAAATCTAGTATTGGCCGTTGATCCTGACATGGCCTTGTGTGGATATTTCAAACTCAACAGCAATTTAAACCATCACACCCCCGAACAATTCAAACAACAAGTGCAACAGTTTAATGCCAAAGCCCAAGGAGACGCTTCTCTTCATGTCAAAAAGAAAACTATAAATGTAGACTGCTTGTATCAGTCCACACTTGACCGAGAATTTTACAACAGCATGATAGAATGGTTTGAGTTGAGTGATTGCTATGATCTAGCCAATCAAGTGCATGGCCTGTGGTTTGATGCGCATCAACGAGCCCAACAAGAATTTGTAGAATATGTCAACAGGCACTACAAAAGAGTTGGCTAGTTTGCAACTACATAAATATTCCTTTCAGCGGCCTATCGGCATCGTCCCGCTTTACAAACTCCGCCGCCTATGCTATAATTTAACATAGGAGAATTACAATGGCAAAATATTACTCGACAAAACACTATGGACACAACATTGGCCTCAGTGCAGTATTCCGTCAACCCAACGCTGATCACAGTCACTGTCACTTGCTACATGGCTACAGTCTAGCGTTTACATTCACATTTGGATGTGATTCATTGGATGATAAAAACTGGGCAGTGGATTTTGGCGGACTCAAACTGCTCAAGGCCTGGTTAGAAGATCACTTTGATCACAAGTTGGCATTGGACAAGGCAGATCCACATTTGGCTAAATTTCAAGAACTAGAAGCCTTGGGTCTGGCAGAGATCCGTGTCTTTGATGGTGTGGGTGCAGAGAAGTTTGCAGAACATGCTTTCAACTTTGCTGATCAATTGATCAGAGAAAAGACCGACAATCGGTGCTATTGTGTAAGGGTAGAATGTGCAGAACACGGTGCTAACTCGGCCATCTATGAAGGCTAAAATTTAAGCCCAACAGAATGAGGATTTGTTTGCATGATAGAACATGAGTTTGATATTGCCATGCTGTTGGCCACACGTGGTCGCACCATGATGTTGGATCGTAGTATCCGAAGTCTAGTGGATCTTGCAGACGATCCTGGTCGTGTGCAACTGATGTTTGCATTTGACCGGGATGACGATGTAGGATTTGAGTACTTTACTCAACATCTACAACCTTGGTTGGACACTCAAGATGTTGGATACACTGCCATGCGATTCGATCGCATGGGCTATATCAATCTTCACAAGTACAACAATGCACTGGCCGCCAACTCCAGTGCTCGTTGGCTTATGATCTGGAACGATGATGCAGTGATGCAGAGCCAGGGCTGGGACACCACTATCATGAGTTACGAAGGTCAATTCAAACTATTGAGTTTCAAGACCCATAATATGCATCCGTACTCAATCTTTCCCATTGTGCCACGAACCTGGTTTGACTTGTTGGGGTACATCAGTCCACATCCTACCCAAGATGGCTGGGTCAGTCAACAAGGGTACATGTTGGATATCTATCAACGCATTGACGTAGATGTATTGCATGATCGATTCGATCTAACTGGCAACAACAATGACGCGGTATTCAACAATCGTCCTATGTTGGAAGGCAATCTCAATCACCCCATGGACTTTCATCACCCGCAACAGATTAAACTGCGGCAAGGTGACTGTGCCAAACTGGCCACTTACATGAATGATCAAGGACTCAGTACTGAATTTTTTGAAAACATATTCAAAGGCACACAAGATCCCTGGGAAAAACTACGACAAAATGACCCCAATCATCAGATGTTTGCGTTTCAAAGTCCAGACAAAGATCTCAGCAAGGTTAAATAAGCGATGAAATACAAAATTGCCTGGGTCCAACCCAATTTCCAACAAGGTCCCAAGGAGTTCAATGCTCACTACTTGCCATACTCGGCTGGTGTAATATGGAGTTATGCCTTGACTGATCCTTGGGTCCGGGAAAACTTTGAATGCACAGACATGGTCTGGCGTAGAGATGCTGTAGAGCCTTTGGCCAAAAAACTGGCTGCCAACGACGTTGTCACGTTCAGTACCTATGTGTGGAATCACCAGTACAACTATACTCTAGCACGTATGGTCAAGGAATTGAATCCCAATTGTTTGATCATATTTGGTGGGCCAGAACCTGCTATCACTGATCCAGATATCTTTGTCAAAGAACCCTACATGGATCTTGTGATTTGCTTTGAAGGTGAAATCACTTTTCGCAATGTGATACGGGCATTTGACAGTCGTAATTTTGATGAGATTCCTGGACTCCTGGTCAACAAGAATGGTACAGCATTGAACACCGGCGATGCCAAACGTATTGAAGCACTGGGCGAAATTCCTAGTCCGTACCTGAGTGGTGTGTTCGACAAGATTGTGGCCGAGAATCCCGGAGTAGAATGGAACGGCACCTTGGAAACCAATCGTGGTTGTCCTTTTGCCTGTACATTCTGTGACTGGGGCAGTCTGACCTACAACAAGGTCAAGCACTTTGATGTGCAGAGAGTGTATGATGAACTGGAATGGATGGCCAAACACCGATGCGGGTTTATCAGTATCACTGATGCAAACTTTGGCATGTTCCCCGAACGTGATAATCTCATTGCTGACAAAATCATTGAAGTACAAAGCAAGTATGGATATCCCAAGACCTTTAGCGTGGCCTGGGCCAAAAATCAAAAGAAAGAGGTTGTGGACATTGTGAAGAAACTGCTTGATGCACCAGGTTTCAATCAAGGACTCACCTTATCTGTGCAAAGCCTTGACGTGGATGTGTTGGAAAATATCCGCAGAAAAAACATGGAAATGAACAAGTTGGAAGAAGTGTTTGAGTTGTGCGAACAACGCAACATTCCAACCTACACAGAACTTATTCTCGGCTTGCCTGGCGAAAGTCTGCAGACATGGAAAGACAACTTCTGGAAACTGTTCCGCATGGGCAACCACACAGGTTTGACTGTGTTCCAGGCACAGTTGTTGGAAAATGCCGAGATGAACCTGCTACAAAAGAAACTGTTCAAGATTGGTTCGCAACGTGTGACTGACTACTTTTCAGGCTCTTACTCCAATGAGCACATAGAAGAAGGCATTGACATCATCACAAGCACCAAGGACTTGCCTTTTGAAATCATGCTGGATGCCGAGATTTTTTCATGGTACATCAACACCTTCCATATCAATGGTGTGAGTACGCTGTTGAGCCGTTTGGTCTACAAGTATCTTGACATAGACTATTCAGTGTTCTATGAAGACCTGTTTGAGTTCCTACAGCAAGACGAATGGTTTGTGAAAGAACAAACAGAAGTGCGTCAATACTTCAGCAACTGGATGACCCAGGGACAGATCCGTCACCCCAACATCGGCGGCATTGAGATACATGGTTGGAACTTGATACATCGCAGTATATTGAACATGCACGTGGAACACCAATACGAAAACATTTTTGCCAAACTTGAAAAGTTCATGAGCCGATACAATCTGCCCCAAGACTTGTTGGACAATGCCATGAAGTTTCAAAAGAAATATCTCATTGCCTACGATGATGTTGATCAGTATCCACAAAAACTACAACTAGACTACAACATTTGGGAATATCTAACATTTGATCAACCGTTGCAACAAGCCACAGTGATATACAACTTGGATTTTCCCGAAGACAAGACCATGAGTTTTCCACGATTCCTGGAACTGTTCTACTTTGCAAGACGTAGAAACTTTGGCAAGGCCACCGTGGATACCATAGATGGCAGCAACAACAACAGTGCCCGAAGAGGCGAAGCCGCTGTGCAAGCAATGGCCATAATATAAAAACAATCCGTAGACAACAGCCAATCCTTGTGTTATAATATACAACTATGACTGATTTTGATTCTGATATTGCAGTACTACTGCCCACTAGAGCTCGCACCACCATGGTGGAACGAAGCGTTAAAAGTTTATTTGAACTGGCCGAACAACCCAATAGGGTTGAAATTGTGTTTGGCTACGACAACGATGATGCAGTGGGCTTTGACCACTTCAACAGCACTGTGCGTCCTTGGATGGATAAAAATTCTGTCACATACTCGGCCATGCGGTTTGAACCCATGGGTTATATTCGACTCAACGAATATGTCAACGCCATGGCCAAGACTACTCGAGCCAAATGGTACATCATTTGGAACGACGATGCTGTGATGCGTACCGTGGGCTGGGACACAGAGATCATGGCCCATGATGGCCGGTTCAATCTATTGGCCTTCCATACCCACAATCAGCATCCATACAGTATCTTTCCTATTGTTCCGTACAAATGGTTTGAGGTACTGGGGTATCTGTGTCCACATCAAATTGGTGATGCCTGGACCAGTCAACAGGCCTACATGCTGAACATATTCAAACGCATTGATGTTGTGGTCAAGCACGATCGCTATGACCTGACTGGTAACAACAAAGATTCAACATTTGCCAATCGTCCCATGAAAGAAACAAATCCATTTGAGATCGGCGACTTTAATCATGTGGACATGGCCAACTTGCGAATAAATGACTGTATCAAACTGGCCAACTACATGAAAAGCATTGGCATGGATACACAATATTTTGAAAACATCCTAGCAGGCAAACAAGACCCTTGGGAGATGTTGGTACGTAATGATGTGAACCGACAGCAGGTACAATGGAAAATAGATCACAGCAATCAACGAGCAGAAAGAAGAAGCAAATGACAGATCACAATTTAGAAGAACGCATTGTGCGTTATTGGAACGCACAGCCTTGCAACATCAAGCACGGCAAAAGTGAAGTAGGCACCTTGGAGTTTTATCAGGAAATTACTGAACGCAGATATCGTGTGGAACCACACATGAAAGACTTTGCTGGATTTCATCTTTGGCAGGGCAAGCGTGTGTTGGAAATTGGGTGCGGTATTGGAACCGATGCGGCTGAATTTGCCAAGCATGGTGCAGACTACACTGCCATTGACATCAGTGACAAAACAATTGAATTGGCACAACGCCGATTTGAAGTCGAGGGACTAGAAGGCCGATTTGTGAATGGCGATGCAAGTGATCCCAAAACATATCGAGGCCTGGGCAAGTTTGATCTGGTTTACAGTTGCGGTGTCATGCACCACTTTCCCAGAATAGATAACATGATTCAAAATGCCTATGATGTGTTGGAACCGCAAGGCGAGTTTAGATTCCTGGTCTATGCCAAAAACTCCTGGAAGTACAGCATGATCCGCAAGGGCCTGGATCAATTTGAAGCACAAGCAGGATGCCCGTTTGCACAAGCCTATTCAAATGACGAAGTGTATGCTCTATTAGGTGATCGATTCCATATTGAGAGGTTGCGTCAAGCCCACTGTTTCATGTATAATGTAGAAGCCTACAAACAAGGCAGATATGAACTGGAGCCGTGGTTTGCGGCCATGCCAGAAGAAATGCGAGACGCAGTGAAAGAATATCTAGGTTGGCATTTGTTGGTAAAAGCAAGGAAAATATGAGCAAACTCAAAATAGCAGAACTGTTTTATAGTGTGCAAGGAGAAGGCCGGTATATGGGTGTGCCTAGTGTGTTCTTGAGAACATTTGGGTGCAACTTCACTTGTGGTGGCTTTGGCATGCCACGTGGCGAAATGAGCGTGGAGCGTGATGCCATTGCCGAACGTGTGTTTGATTTCCGAGACTACAATCAATTGCCCTTGGTCTCCACAGGCTGTGATAGTTATGCGTCTTGGGATCCAAGATTCCGAGACTTGAGTCCCATGCTGGAAACCAATGCCATTGTGGATCGCATCATGCAAATACTTCCACATCGTCGTTGGGAAGAAGAGCATCTTGTGATCACAGGCGGTGAGCCACTGCTAGGCTGGCAACGTGCCTATCCAGACTTGCTGGATCACGACAGTATGCACCGTCTCAAAGAAATTACATTTGAGACCAATGGCACCCAACCGTTGACAGCAGAGTTCAAAGAGTATCTACTGCGATGGAGAGCACAGCGAGAAATCACGTTCAGTGTCAGTGCCAAACTTCCTGGATCAGGTGAGCGGTGGGAGGAGGCCATTCGACCCGAAGTGGTATGCGAATATGAGCAAGTTGGCTATACCTATTTAAAATTGGTAATTGCAACAGAACAGGATCTAGCAGATGCAGAACGTGCAGTGTCGGAATACCGTACAGCGGGTTTTACAGGTCCTGTTTATGTCATGCCTGTGGGTGGCGTTGAGCGGGTGTACAATCTTAATAATCGATCAGTGGCAGAAATGGCCATGCGAAAAGGTTGGAGATACTCAGACCGACTCCAGGTTCCACTGTTTAAAAACGAATGGGGCACCTGATGGGACTATTTGATCGATTTCGCAAGAAGCCTGAGCCAGTAAAAGTTCGGTCCGAACCCAAGCCTCGAGCACCAGAGAAGACCGAAAAAGAACTTGCTACAGAAAACAAAGAGCCCTATGTGAGCATTGTTCGCATGGACATAGATCCCAACAACTTGCATCAAGGTGCATTTGAACTAGACTGGAACGATATCTTTGTGGCTCGCTTGGTCAAAGCCGGTTACATGATGAAACCCGATGATGCGGACGCTGACATTGTGGATCGTTGGTTCCAAAATATTTGCCGCCATGTGGTCATGGAAACATGGGAACAAGAACAGGCCATGAACAAGTACAGCAGTCAATATGTAAACAGTCGAGACATCGGCGGCGGAAGAACAGAGGTATCATGATATTCAATCACATTAAAGAACTCAAAGCCGAGGGCAAAAAAATCGGTATCACATTCAGTCAATTTGACATGCTACACGCAGGGCACATCGCCATGTTGGCCGAAGCCAAAAATCATTGCGACTACTTGATTGCAGGATTACAAACAGATGCAAGTATTGATCGCCCGGGCATTAAAAATCCTCCTGTTCAAAGTATTGTAGAACGTCAAATACAATTAGGTGCTTGCCGTTTTGTAGACGAGATTGTTGTATACACCACAGAACAAGATCTAGTAGATTTAATTCTTACATTACCAATTGATGTACGCATCTTAGGCAGCGAGTATGAGGACACAAACTTTACCGGACGTAGTGAAGGGCAGTCTATGCAGATTGAACATATATTTAACAGTAGAGATCATTCGTTCTCCAGTTCAAGTCTACGCAAGCGTGTGGTGGCTGCTGAAACTGAAAAAGTTCTACTACAACGATGATATTGTATGTGAATGGGTGTAGTCATACTGCGGCAGCCGAGGCCGCAGTGAATGAAGTGTTTGCTGTGGACGATGGCAAAAACGGCATAGATCGCAGACCACATCCGGCCAATCTTGCAGTCAGTTGGTGCACCAATCTTGCCAAGATGTTGGATGTTGAAATGATTTGCGATGCCGAATCTGCGTCAAGCAATGATCGTATGATTCGAACCACACGAGAATGGATCCTACGCAACCCGGACCGACTTGCCAACACGTTCATGATCATACAGTGGTCAACTTGGGAACGAGAAGAGTGGTTTCATGAAGGCACATGGTACCAGGTCAATGCCAGCGGTTGGGATGTCGTCCCGCCCGAATTACGTGATCGTTATCGGCAGTTTGTGATTGATGTGGATTGGAAAACTGCCACTCGTAGAGCACATGATCAAATTTGGGCATTCCATCAAGAACTCAACCAACACCAGATTCCACACCTGTTCTTTAACGGACACAGTACATTCAGTGAATTACCAAGAGATCGGGCATGGGGGACAATGTATATTGAGCCATATTCCATAGATCATTCCTATAGTGCTGTGTGTAGAAACAACGGTTTTGAGTATGTTAACCCCAAAAGTTACCATTTTGGTGCTGATGCCCATTGCTTTTGGGCCAACTATGTGTTACAATACATCAACGATAACAACTTGATTGTGACCAATGAAATACGTACTGATTGATACTGCCAACATGTTTTTCCGTGCTAGACACGGAGCATTTAGAGCCGCAGATTCATGGACCAAATTAGGTTTTGCTCTACATGTTACACTGATGGCTGTGAACAAGATGGCCCGACGATTTGAAGCAGATCACGTGGTATTTGCACTGGAAGGTCGCTCCTGGCGCAAAGACTACTACAAACCCTACAAGGCCAACCGTGCTGTGGCTCGCGGCAAGATGACCGAAGAAGAAGCCGAAGAAGACAAGTTGTTCTGGGAAACCTATGACGAACTGACTAAATACTTGGCTACCAAAACCAACTGTAGCGTTATCCGATGTGCCACTGCTGAAGCAGATGATATCATAGCACGTTGGATTGCTTTGCACCCCCAAGACCAACACGTGATTATCAGTTCAGATTCTGATTTTGTACAATTACTTGCACCCAATGTCACACAGTACAATGGCATCAGTGACGAATTATTAACGCTGGAGGGCATATTTGATGCGAAAGGTAAGCACGTCAATGATAAGAAAACTAAACAGCCAAAAACCATCCCGGACCCGGCTTGGCTACTCTTTGAGAAGTGCATGCGTGGCGACTCCTCCGACAATGTCTTCTCTGCTTATCCGGGAGTACGTGAGAAAGGCACAAAGAATAAAGTTGGTCTCCGTGAGGCCTTTGGAGACCGAGACCGGCGCGGATACAATTGGAACAACATGATGTTGCAACGTTGGACCGACCCGGAGGGTGCGGAGCATCGTGTGCTGGATGACTACGAACGCAATCGTACCTTGATTGATCTTACTGCCCAGCCAGATGATATTAAAAACACCATAGACACAGCCATACGTGAACAAATCTCACACAAGGATGTGGGACAGGTAGGAGTGAGATTTATGCAATTCCGCGGCAAGTACGAATTGAACAAATGTAGCGATGCGGCCGAACAGTTTGGTCGCTGGCTGAATGAAACATATAAAGGAGTGCTAGATGATATTAGCCAAACCAGTGGTAGAGAATCAGTATTGGATACTCAAGAAGGATGATCGCAAGATTGGCCAACTTGAACTGAAAGAAAACGGTAACTGTACAATAAAAATTCTTGACAGTATAGTAAGTTACAAAACCATCAAGATGGCCCGGGAGGCGGTTGGCATCCAATTTGAGCCACCTGAAACAGCAACTCCATTGCCACCCAACATGGTGTATGGTCATGAAGTTGCAGGAGATGTATTCAACCCATTATGGGACGTCAGGCACCGATTGCCACTGTTTACCAGAGAAGATCGATCCAAATCATGGTTTGCTGCCGGCTGGTACCGAGTCAAGCAACATCGCAAGTGGCGAGTGGTACAGCACCCTAAACTTATTACCTTGGAACGTTATGCCTACCAAGGTCCATTTCAAACCAAGGAGCAAGCCGGTGTCTAATCCATTTAGAGATCAAGAAAAATTCATGCGAGCCTGCGAACAAACTGTGGGCCAGTTCAACGAGGCTCAGTATCAACTGTATTGCAATCTCATCAGCGAGGAATTCAATGAACTGGTGGCCAGCAAGACCAAGACAGATGATCTTGATGCCTTGATTGACATCTTGGTTGTGACCATTGGTGCCATCCACAGCCTGGGTGCCGATGCTGAAGGTGCCTGGAAAGAAGTCATGGCCACCAATTTTGCCAAGATCGATCATGCCACAGGTCGAGTGCGCAAGCGCGAAGACGGCAAGGTGCTGAAACCTGTGGGTTGGCAGCCACCCGATTTGGCCAAGTTTTTGTCATGAGCCTGCATATCAATCGCTTTGTGGACTCAATCAAAGCACACGAATCACGTGGTCAACGAGACTTTGGGATGACCATGCGTGAGGCCAAAGATTTACATAGTGATATTACCAAACTACTATTGACATTGGAAACATTGCATAGCCAAAATATCCAGCCAAAACCAGAAACAATCTCGGTAGAATTGAGTGGTGGCAGTTTCAAAACCACGTAGTTTTTGAGATAAATAAACTACGGAGATAATGATGTCGAGACCCAAGCCAAATGTGCTGATTGAACACACTGACAAAGCAACTTACAAAACCGAACAAGTGTTGGCTTCTGAAGGCGTGTGGGCGGTGTTTTTTGATACCAAACCTATCAATCTCAAAACATCTAACATGCTCACACAATATCCGGGACCTAAATACAAAAAGGTTTCGTTTTCCAATCCTGGCCATGCCAAAAACTTGGCACGTAAACTCAACACACAATTCAAGACCGACAAGTTCACAGTCGTGCTCTTGACGCAGGGGGCGCAAGTATACCCCGATGCTAGATAAACTCAATCTCACTCGGCAACTGTTAAATCAATTGCCGGCAGATGACCGGCTTGGTATTGAACTGGCACTCAAATCATGGTGGCAAGATCCACGTGACGATGGCGGATTGAGATTGAGCATCTCTGGCTATGATGCTTTTAGATTTTTATCGATTGAACAATATGAATATGAATTTGATTTTACAATAGTATTGAGTCCCAGGTTACTCATGATCTTGAATCGAAAACTGGATTGTCCTTACTATCTCAAAGGCGGTAAGAATGCTCGGTTGATCTTGTTTGGTAGTCAAGCGGCTGTGATGTATGCCATGTATGGTGACATGGAAAAGTTTTTGCGTTATCTAGAGAGAACTTAAACTAAACGTTTTGTTTCCTTGATTGGCGGTCCGTTATTGCCAAGTATATCGCCTAATAACTTATAATCATTGAACAATCTAAATCTAAAGCCCCTAGATATTTCTCTAAGTACCCGTTGGGTATCCGGGTCATAGCGATTGATCTTTTGTACCAGGTCTTCCATAAAAACATTGCGACGAATCAGGTCAAGATTGTGCTGGAACCTTGGCAGATTGTTTTGTATAAACTCTCGAGTGCGGTCAATGTTGCGCAACAAGTGTAAATTTTTCTCCACAGCGTAGTAGGTACGATCCCAGGGATCTTCCATGCGTTCGTAACTGTGATCCACAATATCATCAAACACATCAAATCCCAAACGACGCATGCTGTCAGGTACGGCCCAACCTCCCACCCAGATGGGCAAGGTACCACCATAGATGGCCATGATGGTTTTTTCGGTCTTGAGTGTTTCGCGCTCGTAGAAACTGGGCTCAGTGATTAGGCTAACACAACTGGGTTCAAACAATGCATGCTTTAACAGTCCTGCGTAGTTTTCTCCATTTCTAGTTTGTCCGTATTTGAGTCCTTGGTCTAAAAAAACTTCATGCCCAAATGCATAAGATTTTTCGGCTATGTTGACTTGAGTGTTGCTGATGATTTGTCGGTACTGTTCGGATTTGGTATTGCTCAACATCTTGGCACGATTGATATCAATTTTCTTCCAACACAAGGAATGTGTGTAATTGTCTAACTCAAAATGTTCAATCAACATCAACAAAAATTCTCTGTTGGGCCTGGGTTTATTGATCATGAAGTTAAATGCTCGAGTCTTGTTGCTCCAGTCAGGCTTGATGTTTCGCGATTCAAATTCCTTTGCTTCTGCCGCTAAAAATATAGGCATGCACAAGAGATTGTACTCTGCTAGTTCATCATCATGATTGATGTGATCAAACACCACTAGGTGTTTATGGGGATCACAGGCGCTGTTTTCCAGTAGTGTTTTTACATGAAAGCAATGATTGTCATCATCGTAGTGATGATCATTGACGTAAATTATTTCAGGTTCAGTCAAGATTTCACCGTTGTAGCGATATGTTGGGCCAAAGATTTCTATCATAGAAAGTATTTAATAAGTATCCGCATGTACTGGAACAATCCCACCATACGGGTAACTTACCCGCTGAAATCACAACCCGACCCGATTAAACAAAGTTTTCACAATGGGGTGCATTGTATATTCTACGATCCCGCTGTGCCAAAAGAAACCATACGTTATCAACAATCCTTGCAAGATATCTGCAACTGGGCCAACGATCACATTGAAAAAAGTGGAATAGATGGATTCATTAACAATCCCGGCAATCACTATGATATCGCTAACATTGTTAAACTAAACATGTGGATTGATGACATCCGAAAACAAGGTATTGTCAAGCCCATGAATATATTCTATGATGGTCAAGAAAAATACGGTATCAACAATGGCGAAAGCCGACTGCGAGCAGTAGAACGTATAAGTGGACTAGCAACTATGTCGGCGTTTATTTGTACCAGACAAGAACATGCCAGTCGCTTTGCACATCTAGAACAAGTGCAGGACTTTGATCATTTTGCTCAATTATGCAAAGCCTTTGACTATGGGCGAGAACAACTATTCTTGTTTCAACTTACTGACCCTGATGCACCATATGGCATATTTTGGTACGAGTACGACAGTCGATTGACCGCACCAGTTACCCCACCAGAAGCATTTTGTGTCAAGACTCTGCATGACTATCTGTTGCAGAACGCAGACTTTGAGTTCACACCTGCTTGGTTTGACGACCTAAAGTCATGGCCCGCTTGGTGATGGGACAGTCCAATAGTTGATCTGCATGGCCCTGCGTACTGTGTCAAAATGTGTGAGCGGGTAACTGTGCCATGTATCTTCACCGGGCACAAAGAACATACAACGATTGTCACGACTTTGGACCCGATACCCACCTTCCAGCATGGTACCTGGATATAATTTAGTATGATCGGTATAGACCAAGGCTGTGAGTCTTTTTTCCAACAGGTCATGATGTCGTTCAAGATAAAAATCACCCTGGTCTGATATGACTTCTACTCTGGGATACAGATTGGTATAGTCCAGGTCCGTGTGTGATTCAAAGTAGCGTTTGATATCACCTGTGTGCAGTTCCTGCCACAACTGATACATGTGTGGATACTGTTCCTCATGCTCGGGCCCAATAAAAATTCGATCTCCACCCACTCTCCGGCCGGGCAGAGGCTGTGACCCTTTATGATCAACTGACTTTAACTCAGCCAGGCATTCGGGTGACAAAAAATCATCCGCTATCCAGTGCGTCCATGGTTGATTATACTTTAGGGTTTTCATAAAAAGTTTTCTGAGTGATCTGTTGCCAATCGCCGTGACGGTCTCCAGTTGAGTCAAT